TTCAGGAAATTATGGGCACGGCTTTTTGGGCCAGTGGTCAGCGCATAAACCTTTTTATAGAGGCTACTTCATCTTTTGCTTATGGGGACTTCGGCTACCCCCCTGCCACTGGCACGCCAGCGCGGCTGGAAATTACTCCTTAAGTCCAGCTTGAAGCCGAAGGCTGGGCACGTCTAACTTTCTCCGGCGGGGATATTCGCCTGCTGATATAGCCACCAGACGCGCCTAGCGCCATGTATTGTAAACAGTCGGCCAAGTCCGATGCTGGGTGGGTTTTCTCAGGCTGGTCTTCAAGCTCGGTGTTCTTCTTGCGGCGGTAACGGTAGTTGAATTTCAACGCCTGCACGAGAAGGGGGCAGTTAGCACCGTCAATAAGCACCATCGGGCTGTTACCGGAGTTCCTGATAAACAGTTGCTCCACGGCCCTGATGCGTGGGTCAATGAGATTTGTTGGCGCGGGGTAAACCTTGTACCCAAGACGCTTGAGTGCATCAAAGCCGCTCTCCTCACTGATTTGCCCTTTGTACCGCCCACTGGGGTCAGCAATCATGAAGGCCGACTGGCCCATGAATCTCTCGTACAGCTTGGGGCGCAGGACTGTCGTTACGAACTGCTCGATGCCCATGTCCTTTGTTACACACTCCTGAAAGATCAGTAGCCGCCCGCGACTGTCTATCTGTCCGATCAGTGATGCGGGGGTGCGCCCGAAGTCCTGCCCGATCATCAGTGGAAGAGAGTTGATTGGGCTGAGAGTGTCGTAAGTAACGTGATATTCGGGACGGAAGCTCGCTCTGAACACTGCCTGCCCTGATAGCGACTTGCCATACTTGGCGTGGACATGGACATCTACCCAGTCTTTCGTGTTCGACTCGACCAGTGACTCGTAGTAGCCATCACGAAGGTTTTCGCGGTTTTCAGCCTCTGCTTCCATGCCCCCCGGCTGCTTATAGACCGCCCAGTTGTTAGGCAAGTCGAGTTCCATTTTTTTGTACCACTCACTGTCTTCGTCAGGAGGGTTAGACTCAGCAATGATCCCGTGCCATGCGTTCGTGCCGACGCCAAGAGGCCGGTAACGGCCTGTGCGACCGAGCAGGGCTTCAAAAATACTGATGGGGACTTCACGAAACTCAGACACCCACCCAGCGGTAAGATTGAGGGACAGCAAGCGCTGTTGGTCCTCTGGTTTATCGAGTGGGATGAGCAGCCAGTCAGACTCGATTTTACCGTAGTCCTGATGGTGGAAACGGAACTGTATCGTGGAGTCAGTGACCTTGTAATTCATGATCGGCTGCAGCCACTTTCTGATGTCTTCCAATGCAGACTGGCGTAGCTGCTGAGCAGTGTTACGGACCACGACGAAGCGGGTTCTGCGCACGCCCTGTGCGTCTGGGTGTTCCTCCAGCATTCGGCGAGCAAGTTCCATCACGTTGCCGGTCGTTTTGCCAGAACCGTAAGGCCCTACGATGAGACGGACTTCATGCTTGTCGTCCAGCATCATTTTGCTAATGGTTGGCGGGGCGGTGTAGCTGATTACTGGGCTATTCATTTTCGAGCACCGGCATTGAGGTACCCGAGAGAGTAACGCCCTTCTTTTCCTGCCCAATGTTTATCTGGAGAACGAATCCCCCGCCACTGGGGCCAGCTACGGAGTCCTTGTTTTTGCGCCCGGTAATGGACTCTATTTGTTTGATGGCTTCGATTCTAACCGATGGGGCGAAGGTGGCGTTGTGTGCAATTTGGTCAAGCACCGGGAGGGAATCTTCGAGAAGGATTTCAGCTTTTTTGGTTATGCGCTGACCGGCGTTCATGTCGCCAGCCCACGTTTGGATAGCTTCGGCCACCATCCCCCGGAAAGCCGGGTTTTCTCGCAGGATTTCCCATTGTTCTTCGGTAATCCAGTAGCGTTCCTTTACTCCCTCTGCATCTGACAGCCCACTGGCTAATTCAGCGGCTATTTGTGCCCTGAGGTCGTCTAGCTTGAGGGCCACGCCGGTCCCCATGACTGCGACTTCTGTGTCCATTACTGGACTCCTGTTGGGTATGTTGACGGCGGTAGTGTAAAGTAGTATTCACCCGTCTGAACTAGGGGTTTCTTCACAATGGCAGATCAAGCTCTCCCAAGGCCGGGTGGTGGCGGTACGATGCTTCGTGTCGTTTCTAACACCGATATGGTGCAGAACGAGCAGGCCAACGCTAATGCTGATATCCCTAATGAGGAGATTGTTACACAAGCCCTCGCTGCGCATATCAAGACTCGTATGCAGGAGATGCGGGACTTCAGGAATTCCTACGGCGGGGCAGAAAAGTTACTTGATGCGCTTCGTACTTTCCGGGGTGAGTATTCTCCACAGAAGCTTGCTGAGATCAAGAAGTTCAACGGCAGTGAGGTTTACGCTCGAATATCCTCCTCCAAGTGCCGTGGGGCGACCGCCCTCCTTCGTGACGTGTACCTCGGGCCTGAGCGTCCTTGGTCGATAAGCTCAACACCAGTTCCTGAAGTCCCCGGCGACATTGAGACCGCGATTTTTGAACTCGTTCAAACTGAGGTCCTGAAGCTGCAACAGGCGGGACAAGAAGTAGACCCACAGATGGTTGAGGACCGGGTGACTATGCTTCGCGTTGCTGCTAGTAAGGCTGCGCAGAAGCAAGCCAAAGAGGAAACCAAGAAAGCGGCTGACCAGATGCACGATATTCTGGTGCAGGGGAAGTTCTACACTGCTCTTGCTGAGTTCTTAACTGACCTGCCGATTTTCCATTACGCCTGCATCAAGGGGCCTGTTGTTCGCAACACCCCTGTAATCAAGTGGCAAGAAAATAAACCCGTAAAGACCGTCACCCCCCGGATGTTCTGGTACCGGGTTTCCCCATTTGATTTGTACTGGTCTTCAACTGCCACTTGCCCAGAAGAGGCAGAGTTCATTGAACGTATTCGATTGTCGCGTGCTGACCTTCTCGCGGTGAAAGGTCTCCCCGGCTACAACACAAAGGCTATCGACGCGGTCCTTACAGAGTTCTACAACAAAGGGCTACGGGAATGGTGGGATGCCACTGACCAACAGCGGGCCAACTTGGAAAACCGGGAGCAGTGGTTCGGTACGACAACCTCTGGGTTGATGGACACCGCCGAGTACACTGGGTCAGCCTCTGGTACGACTCTGCTGGATTGGGGGATGACAGAACAAGAGATTCCAGACCCTCTGCAGGAGTACCGTATTCAAGCGTGGCTGGTTGACCGCCACGTCATTAAAGTCCAGCTTATCCCAACCCCCAGCCAGTTCCCTCCCTACTTCATTACCAGCTACCAGAAGATTCCCGGCAGTATGGTTGGTGAGGGGCTTCCTGAAATTCTCGACGATATCCAGCAGATTTCCAACGCCGCTGCGCGAGCATTGGTGAACAACCTTGGTATTGCCTCGGGACCACAAGTTGTCATCAATGATGAGGTCACGCAGCCGGGCGAGGACGATTCGCTGTACCCGTGGAAGCGCTGGCATGTGAACTATGACCCGATGATTACCGGCTCTCAGAAGCCGATTGACTTCTACCAGCCTAACTCTAACGCCGATGTCTTGCTGCAGGTGATTGAGAAGTTCTCGGCCCTTGGCGATGAAGTGAGCGCCCTGCCTCGGTACATGCTGGGCAACGAGAAGGTTGGCGGCGCTGGCCGCACGGCATCTGGCTTGGCGATGTTGATGGGCAATGCTGGTAAGACTCTCCAGAATGTCGCTGCAACAATTGACCGGGAAGTCATCCACCCTGCTCTCGCGCAGTTGTACGAAATGATTATGCTCACCATGCCCGGCATGTTTAAGGGGGATGAGGAGATCATGGTTAAGGGCGTCAATTACGCTACCAAGCGTGAGCAGGATCGGATGCGTCAGCTTGAGTTCCTGCAACTCACAGGCAACCCCATTGATATGCAGATCATTGGAGTCCCCGGTCGCGCCAACATCCTGCGGTCTATTTCTAGCCAGTTGGGGATGGACCACGAGGACGTTGTTCCTGATGACAAGGCCCTCGCGGAGCAGATGGCGGCGCAGCAGGCACAAGCAGCGCAACAGGCTCAGGGTGTGGGCCAGCCTACGCCTGCTAAACAGGAAGAGGGCAAGCCTCCTGTCAAGAAGGGCGATGGGCCTCCCGGCTCTCAAGGTAATCAACAGCCTAAACCGAAGGAAGAGCGGGCACCGCCAGAGGCAGCGCGTGAGCAGATTGAAGGACAAACTTCTAACAATGCCACGGGCAGGCCGGGCATGAGGGCTGGTGGGTAATGGTTCGTAGAGTTCACACTTATTCGGACGGCGGGCCAGTCCATCAACCCAAATGGACCCCCAAGTACAAGGCCGAGCTTGACGCGAAAGCTGCCGCTGAAAAAGCTGCGGAACCGGCTCGCGCTGCTAAGGCCGCTGCGGGTGAGGCGAGGATGAATAAAGCACTTGCAGATATGCGGGTGAAGAACAAGGAGCGGGCGACTGTTGACAGGCGCGCTGCCGCTCGGATGCGGGCTAATAAAGCCCCTACACGACAGACCACCAATGCCGCTGCCAGATACGCCAGCAAGACTGCTCGTGCCGCTGGCCCTGCTGTTTCTGCTGCTGAGGCTACTGCTGGTCGAGTCGCGCTTCGCGCTGGTGCGGTGGGCCTTGCAGGGGCCGCTGGCTACGCTGCCGGAAAGTACGCCAATGACAAGCTGAAGATTTCCGACAAGATCGTGGACGCTATCTCACCAAAATATGACCCTAACGCTAAGGAGAAGTGATTGTGAAGAAAGCCAATCCGTTCGCCAAGAAGGGCGGCTACGAAGACAGCGCGATGGACATGAAAGAAGACAAGAAGGGCGGCAAGAAGGGCAAATTTGTGCCATTCAAGAAGGGTGGCAAGAAATCCACCAGAGGGAGGTAACGTGGTTAGGAAAGTAACAAAATACAGCGATGGCGGCGACGTCGAGTACGAAAAGCCGACCTATTGGGGGGCGGTGAAAGACCGGGTTAAAGGGCTTGGCCCCAGCAGCGGGCGGGAGGTTCTTGGGACTGGTGCACCGGGTAGTGCTGCAGACAAGATCGCGGCCCACAAGGCAAGCATTGACGACAAAGTTACCAAGATAGAGCGTGGCTACAAGAATGGCGGCGTGGTGCCCAACGG